CTAGCGCCGGTCTGGGATACGATCAAGCAAGTCCTCCAGAGCGTCTTTGATATCGGCACGTTCGCGGTCAGCAAGGATTGCCAGGCTGTCGGCAATCCGCTTCAGCTGCGAATTCATTTCGTCCATCTGCATACGGTTGCCGAACTCAAGACCCACACTTGCGACGACAGTATCCTGGGAAGGTAGGGTCTTTCCGCTTTTCTTGGTGAAATATCCGGCAAACATGCCGATGATCCCGGCCGCTATAACGCCGAGGTTTGCTAGAATTTCAGTCTTGTCCACCTGCGGTTCCGCCTTTCCCATATGCATGATCGACGATCCGAGCGTCCCGAGCGGCCCGAACGGAGTTGGCAAAATCCTGCAACAGGATCCAGAGGGCAAAAATAAACGCGAAACCAAAGGTGGGGAGGAAGGACAGCGTGATCTGCGTCCAGAAGAAGCAGGTCAGGAATGCACTGACGGAGCGAAGATGTGGGCTTCGGCGCCAAGCTCCGTTTACAAGCAAGATCGTCAACCTGATCAGAGCAAAAACCTTCATGACCGCCGCCCATGTTGCTTGCGTGGCGATCATCTGCATCAGCTGATAGGCCTGCGTCTTCGACGTAGACATCAGGTCTGGATTTTTCGACAGCATGAAGCCAAGCGCCAAGAGACATGAGGCGCAAGACCATTCCGACAGCCGCGGAAAAAACGCGGCTGCGAAATTTTGCCTGATGTGGGTAATCAGCATCAGGTCACTTTTGCCCTGGCGCCGACACTGTGATGTCCGGGGCATTGCCAGGCGTCCTGATCACAACATCCTGATTGGCCGGGATCTGCGCATCGATCTCCTTGGCCGCTTCCATTGCCTTGGCAGATGGACGCTTCACTAGAGCATACAAGACGGTCAGAAGCCCGACGATGGCCGACACGATGATATCGAGGTTCTCGCCCAGGATGGCGTTGTGCTCCGGCGACAGCCAACCGTGCGTGAACATGGCAGCCATCAGGGAGACTATGGCGTAACGGACGATGGTCGGGACGTAGCTGGTGATGTTCATGATGAGTTCCTTTCAAACGAGGGAGTTGAGTTGATCTTTGCGCACGTCGAATGACGGGCACGCTTTCGCCGCGTACTGGTTGTGGCCAGTCACCTTCTTGATGTTCGGATATTTGGTGATCAGCGCTTTCGCCAGATCGAGCAGAGCCGCCTTTTGAGCGGGCGTGCGGGTATCCTTGGCAGTCTTTCCATCGGCCGCCAGGCCGCCGACGTAGACGATTCCGAGCGTGCCCGTGTTATGCCCGGCGACATGAGAACCAACCTGTCCTTCAGGCCGGCCGGGCTGAACACTGCCATCAAGCAGAACGACATAATGGTAACCGATATCCTTCCAGCCGTTGGCAAGATGCCAAGATCGGATGGTGTCAACCGAAACAGCTCGCCCTTCCGGTGTGGCGGTGCAGTGGACGATGATCTCGGCAATGCTTCGGGTTGTTCGAGGCTGCTTGGCGACCACTGCGGCGGCCGGCGACGCGGTTGATGGCGGAAATAGCGCGACTATGGTCCGATCGTCGGCCTTGCCAGTGGCCGGTATACCGTGGGCGAGCTGGAACTGTCGCAACACTGATGATGTTTCATCTCCTGGCAGGCCATCCGGCCCAAACTTCGGCAGGCGATAGCCAAGCGCAAGCAAGCGCCGCTGGATGTCAGCGATCGTTTTCATGTTGATGTCCTTAGAAAATGGGGGTTGACGTTCTGCCGCGCTGCGCCAAGTCTTGGCGGACTTGAGGAGGCGGGAATGACTTATGACTGGGATGGGCGGCGGAACCGGCTGGCTAAGGCCGCACGCATCACGACAGGCGCCGCCTTGGCGCTGTTTGCGCTGGGATTGCCGCTACTAATCTTTGCGTGAAAGGCTGACCTCAGGGCCAGTATTGATCGGCAGTGAAATCGGCCGGTATCGTCTCCATCGCTTGAAGCATGAAGCTTGCCTTCCAAATCGGCTGGCGGAATTGGCCGGCCGCGACAAGGATGGCCTGCCATTCGATCGCGTACATCTCGACGGGACCGGTATCAGTCACAGCAGTGATCTTGGTAGTGGTATCACTGAGCGCGATCAGCGCGTTCGAAAGGGTCGTGACCTCGCTCCAGCCGATCTGGTCAGCATCCGTCGTGCCGATACGGTGAACGCCGCGCAGGCTTCCGAAATCATAATCAAACCCGGTCGTAAGCCGCCGCGTCCGCTCTGCCACGATACCCGCCACTGCGATCTCCCTGACATACGCGGCCTTGTGCTCGACGGTGGTTGCCTGCGAAAAATCAATCTTGGTCATCGGACACCTCCGCTTGCTCTGGCAACGCATTGACATCGATCGGGAGCGTCACTGGGCCGTCGCCTTGCATGACAATGGGCTGTGGAAAGGCCACGTTCTGCGACGGATTGGCACCATGCGGAAGCAACAACGTCAGTCTCAGGCTTCCATTCTCACGAGACACAGGACCGGCGAACCACGCGCAACCGATCGCCTCCTGCGGCAGCGTTGCACCTTCCGCCAATGGTCCAAAATCAAAAGCCTCGCCGTTTACTGTCACCACGTCGCCGGCCAACGAAACTGCCAGCGCGTCATCCCGCCTTTGCGGGGAAAATGAGATGCGCATCAGAACCACCTTCCGATTGCTATTACTCTGAGTGCCGCGGTCGCTCCGACCGTCATTCTAGCGTTCGATGACAAGCCAAAAACAGCAGAGCTAGCATCAGTCGGGGCAAACAAAGGCACAGAGTCTCTCATGGAGTCTGCCGAGGTCGCATTTACCGCTCTAAGATTGCAAACTCCTGCATAGATCGAGCCTGAAAAAGGAGCCGGTAGCGTCCACGTTGACGTCGCCGTATATACAGATGTCGCCGTCACAGAAAGATTATTGGCCCAGCACATTTGTGTCCCGTCCGGATGCCTTACATATTCCCCATTGGCGTTACTTCCACGCTCGGTCCACATGCGGGTCCAGGCGGTCCACGCCCCCCCGACATTGGCGCGCTCGTACATATTGTTGGACGAGTGACGCATAATGATCTGACGAGCCTGAGTGGACGTCCATGCGATATGCATCAGCAGCATAGTCGCATTTTCCGGACTGTTGGGGTCTGCCGCCGCGACCCGGTACCAGCCGGTTTCGGTGACCGCATTGCAGTCCGTAATAGCCGCAACATTGGGCGAGTTTTTGATCCGGTCCGGCAACTGATTGTTGGGAATTACACCCAACGTTCCGTAAACGGATTCGGCGTTTGCGCCACCAAGTAGTGACCGGGCAAAACCGGTGAGAGACGCCAACCCCATCGTGCCCACGCCCGTAAAATACGGGATACGATCAGCCACACCGGCAAGGCCCGAGAAGGCGTCAACGTTCCCTCCCGAAAGCTTTTCGAGAAGTTGGCGTGTAGCTTCGAGCATCCGAGCATTGTCGCTCTGGTACATGATCTCATAGGCAGCAGCCGCCTGCGCTCCACCAAGCCAGGGATAGGCGAGCGTCAGCGACGTATTGCTATTGACGGCCAGGATGCGGTTGGGGGCGCCCTTGTGCGTTCCGAAGAAGTCGCCGGGCAGCACCGTGTTCAGCCACATGGTGCCTTGCCCGGTGACGGCCACCCCGTTCGCCGCAACCGTCGCCGTGCCGTCCTTGTAGACAGAGGGTAGGATGACCGCCATTAGCTGGCCTCGCCATCAGGGGCGTCAGTAACCGTTGTGACCTCCGCTGGCGAAACCACTCGCTTCGCGTCATTGACGAGGCTAGCGATCGCCGCCTTTGTAAAGACCTGGCCAGCGATGAAAGCGCGCAGCAGCTCGGCAAGCGTGCTGTCCTCTTCATCTTGCGGCCGGGGCTTGGACATCAGGGCGATCGAGGCCCGAAGCTCCTCGTTCTCAATGTTGACGCGCTTGAGGTTCGCCGAGGTGTTCGCGACTTCGTCGCCGTCAGTCTCTGTCGGCGCCAACTCAGCGATGGTAGCGCGAAGGGCGGCGTTTTCGTCGTTCACGCGGCGCAACTCCACCATCGCGTCAAGATAGCGTTGCGAGGCGACCAGGCTCCGGTTCTCAAAAAAGGCAGCAAGGGCGGCGTGATTAGAGGACGTGACCTCTGAACTGATCTGGATGGAGTTCTCGTCAGTCATTTTTAATCTCCTGGAAGGATTTCGATTTCGCGGCGCATGGCCGCCTGTTGTTCACCGCCCCGGCAATCGGAGCGTTTTTTTAACGCTTCAGAACGAATGCAACGATGTTGGTTTCGTCTACGCTTGTCGTTCCTGAGAATGACGCGCGGATCGAGAAAGTCGTGGAGGTCGTGCCACTCGCCGGGATATGTCTGCCCATGACAGAAGCCGACATGCGCTTGCCGGGGTCGGCAGCATTGAATGACGTGTTCAATGTCGTCGAGCCCGCCCTTGCGCTGACTGACATGCTGCCGCCCGTCCCAGTTGGGTGAGCAACACCCCCGCTCGATCCCATTATGATCACGGTTGGCGAGCCCGATCCGTGGGTGATGGTCACGGTGGCATCTTTGTTGCCGCTGGAGAAGGAACCGCCTGCGACTTCCGCACTGTCCGCAGCGGATACCGCGCCAGGCGCGATATTCGACGTCGTCACCATCAGGTTGATGATGTTGGCCTGTCTGACGGTGAGTTCGTCGACGTAGAGCACACTGCCTTCAAATACGAAGGGGTTCTTGACCGTCGCGCCATTCGTCATGGCGATCTGGTCCGCCTGCAGGACTATGCGGGTCGGCGTACCTGTCGATGCAGGAACATCGATAAACAGGCCGGCACTCCGCCATGAGCCCGCCCCGCCGGTCCGGGCCTCCATCGCGATACGAGACGAATAACCGGCGGGCCCGGCGGAAACACCCATACGGAAATTGGCGGTGGCGAGATTGCCCGTCGTCTGGCCGGCTGAAATCGAGGTGATTGCGTCTGCGGTCGCTTGAACATCGTTCACCAGCTGCGGGATGCGCTGGTCTTCCGACAGGGTCCACGTCGGTGTCGCGCCGGTCGCTGTGCAGACGTAGACCCGGTTTCCTTCATTCGATTTCAGCCAGAGGTCGCGAAGGCTCACGCCCGCTCCCGTTGGTGCCGTCGTCTGTCGATAGACTAGTGCCTTGCTGTTGGCCGTCGTCTCTACCGTCGTCACCTGAGTTTGCAGCAGCGAGACCGCCGACGCCGCCGCCTTGCCGTTGATCTGCGTCTGCAGGTCTATGATGCTGGCGGCCTGAGACGTGCTCTTGCCTTCCTCTGTCGTCACGCGCGCCGTCAGTGCGGAAAACGCGGTTGCGCCAACCTTGTCGGCTACGATGGCGGATAGATCGACAAGGCTCTGCGCCAGAATGTCAGTCTTGCCATCAACGTTCGTGACACGTGCTGACAGAAGATCCAGGGCGCGAGCATTCGCGCTGATGCCGGGTAGAGTGGCCTCAGCGATCGTCATGCGCCGTGAGAGTGCCGAATTTGGTCCCGTGGCTACATCGATCTGCTCAAGGAAAAAGGCCTTGTTGTCGCCCGTCGTCGAGGCGACCTCCTGCCTGATCGTTTGGCGGTCCCGAAACGCCGTAAAGTCCTGATCGAGCGAAAGGCGCGAGAGGCGCTGCACGTCCAGAATGGTCTGGCGCACGCCGTCGCGGATCCAAAGCGTGGCGTCCCCGACGAAGTTTTGCAGCCCCTCGACCATACCGGGGAGATAAACATCGCCATCGCCTAACAGGATATTTGGTGTAAGCACGTCGAGCCACTCGGACCATTCCGTCACGCGCCCCGAATATGGGCGCTCCTTGCCCCTAACCTGGTAGATGGTGTTCGGCAGGCACCAGTTGCCTGAGATCACCCACTCGTAGGGAGATGCATAGGCAACGGCGGCACTGTCGAACACCACAGCGCCGGTTGCCTTTACGCGCGCGACAATATGGACGCTCAGAACATCGTTCAGATCATCGGCTGCTTTGACCTTGATGGCCGGTCGCCGTGCAACTCCCGCGTCGTCGGTGATTTCCCACGGGTCGGCTTCCCAGCCGTCGATTACGCTAACAGGCGGGAACACAGGCCCAAGCGGCACAACATCCGGGAAGACATATCCGGACGGCGGATCGTAATCGCTCGGATCGACCTCAATCAGATCAAGCATCACATCGAGGTTGGCTTTGTCGGCGACACCTTCCACCCGAAAGCGCTTGGTGGAATAACTGTTGCGCTCCGACGTCCACTCGACGATATCACCCGGCTCAAGCAAACACGCCCAAGGCGGCAGCGTAATCGTATGGCGGCGCTCTCGGCGAGCCTCCGCCAGCGCTGCAGTCATGATGCGCTGCACCTGAGCGAACCGAGATACGGTACCGAGTGGCAGATCCACGATCAAACGGCGCTTGCCGTCCCGAGCTTCAAAATCGGCATTGTAGAGGGGCGGTGCTGGCTGCGTGTTCCATGCCTTGGACGGTTCGGGGTAGCTGGCAGTTATTCCGTTGATGGAGTTCGCCAGGCTGGCAAACGGCTTCCCCTTCTGCTGTTCCGTCGAGAGAATATCGGCATCAGTGAACGATAGAACCGGCTCGCCCGGTTCTCCGATCTGCAGCTTATAGATACCGCCGACCTCAATCAGGCGGCCATGGGCTCCCTTCAGGATGGCATCGATCGTCGCGCTCAGTTCCGTAGCAACAGAAATCTCGATACCCGTGAGGTACTGGGCCTCTGGCCCGTCAGGACCAGTCACCAGAGCGCGGCACTGGTTAATTCGGGCAATCCAGTGCGCGGTTGGCAGCGCAGGCGCCTTAAGCGTCTGGAGACCATAGAGCCACGCTCCATCATAGGTGATACCGCGCAGAAGATTATAAACCTGGACGGCCGGTAGTTCGTCACCATCGCCGCCCCATGTCGCGCGATTGTTCCAACGATGCGGCCCCAAACCACCGACCGTCGAATCCTTGGACGGATCATAGAGCCGCATGCCGGCGACTTCGAAACGAAACGACGGAAAGCCGGAGAAGAAGCTGTCTTTGACCTGTGATGTGACGATGACGTAGGCGCAGCCACGCCCGACGCGCGTGCTGGCGTACGGCCGATCGTCCGATGATACAGTGTTGACAAGGAAAGGGTCCGCGACGGTTTGCGTCCCGTCATAAACCTTGACCCACATATTATTGCCGCCATCGCCGGTCTCATAATCCTCGACGGGGAAACCCCAATCGCCATAAGACGTGTCGGCAGTGTTGACGGTGACCGGTGACCCGTTCACCCACATCGCCGTCACGCCCTTGATCGGCGCGTCGGAAATCTGGATGACCTGCGTCAGATAGGCGTTCGGCGTCTTGCCGGATTTACCCCAGGTGTTGGCATACTGCAGCGATCCAGATGTGGCCCGAGTGCCCAGGATGAATGACCGGGCAACATCGCCACCAGCCTCCAGCTTACCGCGAACGCCGCCGGCCTGAGGCTGATCGACTTTCGATAGCTGGGCAACGGCAATGTTCAAGCCCACACCCACCGCAGCATTCAGCGCGAAGGTGCTGACTGTCGCCAAGAAGGACGTTTCCGCCACGGCAAGGGCCCCGGCGACAGCGGCGGTTGAAAAGACGGCCATGATTTTCCTGAGATGCCGCGAGCGGCTAGAGAGACTTCATGAAATGGCGCTCGGCAGCCAGATAGCCGCGACGCTCGTAAAGCCGGGATGTGAGCGGATCGCCACCAAGCCCGACCATATGGATGAAGGCGCACCCTTGCTGGCGCGCCCAGACTTCGTAGGCATCGAGCATCGCGCCGGCGTCGCGTCCGCGATAATCGGGATCAATCCAGAAGATCAACTCGAAAGCCATTTTCACCGGAGAGAAACGGTGCGCTCGCGCCTCCGCTGCAAGTACCCCGTGGGCAATACCATCGACATCCAGCACCAGGCAAAGCATGTCGGCATCCGCAATGGACGAGCGAAACAGCATGTCGGCCATGGGCGCCGAAAACGGAAACGGAACACCCGACGCATGATGGAACGCCTTTGCCATCGCCAGAACCCGCATACGGTCGCCTAAAACTGCAGGCCGGATCATCGCTGCGACGGTACGCTTGAACCGATACGTTCCGGCGCCGAAGAGTTTATCTTGCCGGACTTCAGTCCCCAGAACAGCTCCCACTCCCCGACCGTCGTCGCATCCCGATGAAAATCATCGGTCACAGAGCGAAGCTTCTGGCTATCCACCGATCGCGTGTCGGAATTGGTCCGGGTCATCTCCTGCGTATGAGACACACAGGATAGAATGATCGAGCCCTCCTCATTCTCGGAAGGCGTGGTGATGTCGGGATCATCGACAAAACCGTTGAACCGGCAAAGCGCAGGCGCAACAAGCTGACGGCTAACGGGCGAGAAGAGACCACGATAGACTTCGACAACAGCCTGCTTGAGATCATAACCGCGAATGAGATTGGCGACGGCGTCGTCAATCTGAGAAAGCGCGATCGTGATCGTCTGCACTTCGGCATTCGATACAAGCGGAATATCGCTGATCGAAATCAGAGATCCTGCCCCCTCGAAATTGCGAGTGACGGACCCGCCCTCAATCACATTGTCAGGATTTTCGACCGGTGCAGAAACATCACCGACATCCGACCAGAAGCCGTATTCAAACGGCAGGCCGGTCACATAAGTCCGCGCTTTGAACCACACGAAATCACGGGCAACGAGCCTGCGCTGCTGAAGGGCAGCATAATTATCGCCAGACAGATACCGCATATCAGCCCCTCGACTCTATAGCTTGGAATGAAATCTTGCCGCGGCCGGTGCTGGGGTCGGCTTGGCTGCTGATGGAACCGGGAACGACGGTCATCAGGCAAAATGGTTTGAAGACCTTCAATGCCGCACCGGCCGCGACGCCGGGCCACAGATGCGGCCGGATCTCGAATTGACCAGTCGTCGCGTTCTCAAGCACCTGGTGCAGATCGCCGGGTCCAATCTGCACATAGTCCCCGACCTTGTGCGTGTACCCGACCGGAAAGCCGGCAGCGGAAATCGCCTTGCGGTTCGCGTTGACGGTCCCAACCGTGCCCGATCCGGAAAACGCGCCGCCCGTCGGCCACGCGCCGTTGGGATAGGCAATGGGATAATAGCGACTGGTCGGGATTGCACGGAATTCCACCATGCCACCTTCCAGTGCCTTCAGCCGAGCGCGCCAGGCATCGATGTCATTCGGCCTTAATGTGACGCTCATCCAACTGGCGATCCAAAGCGGCGCCCCCAACTCTTTGACATAGGTCTTTCCGCCCGCCGACCGGCTTTGCTCTTGCCGATACATTAAATCGAAGTCGGGTGACCAACCGGGAAAGGTGCTCAGAATGTTCAGCACATCGAATGCCATTAGTGGAACTTCCCGAGTCTGACGCCACTCTGGTTTGCCTTGCGAATGGTCTGAACGACGTTGGCGCTGAAGTCGGCTTGCTGTCGCGAAAGAGCCTGTTCAAGTCGAGCGACGGCCTCGACGGAGGCACCCCTCGCGTCGATCTGAGGTGCAAACGACACAGAGACCGGATTGCCGCCCATTTTACTCGGTGGTATGATACTCCCTTGCACGCCAGGCATGAACAGCTCCTGTTCCTTTTCGTTGATCTGATAGATGCGGCCCGGAGAAACATTTCCGCCGCCTGCACGGGCGCCACCAAATCCCAAGATGTTTCCGGGTGTCGCGGCCGGCGCAGCATTGGAGCCCAGCAGGCCTGTCTTTCCGCCGCTAAAAATCGAACTGAACAGTCCAGCAAAAAGCCCTTTGCCCCCCGTTGCTGAACTCAGCAACTCCTGCAGGAGGGCGGCTAGCGCATCCTTGGCTTCAAAAGTACCATCGATAATGCGGCCCAATTGATCATCAAGTGTTGCGCCGAAATCTTCGGCTGCCTGCTGCGCCTCCTCCCGCTTGGCCTGCAGGGCATCTTCTGCGTCCTGCTGCCGGTGCTTAAGCTCAATCAGCTTTTCTATTTCTTGCCCCTCTTTCGACGAAGCGGCGACCTCGGCTTCTCTCAGCGCGGTCATCTTCTCACGCTCGACATCGGACTTGCCAATCAACTCCAGCTCTTCTTTTAGAGCCTTGATGACGCCCACATACGCAGCCTCTTCCGCTTTGGCTGACTTAGCGCCGGTTCCGCGCGACGATGACGATGATGGCGACGACGAATTCGTCCCAAACGCAGCGGCGACCTTTTCGTCGATGAGCTTTGCCCGCAGAATATCCAGCGCGCCTGGGAGGCGACCATTCTTTGGCGTCGACTGAGTGGGAGTGTCCAGTTTCGAGATTGTTTCTTTGGGGTCTTCTGCGACAATACCCTGCCCCGGCACCAACCGATAAACCTTACTGGTATCGACGCCCAACCCTTTGGCTAGCGACTTGAAAAAATCGCTATTGCCAATGGCGCCCATGCGTTCTTCGATCGCATGTAGGTTATCAAGAAATCCGATCAGGGCTGAGGCCGCCTCAACGATCGCGCCTTTGAGATTAGTCCCAATGACGTTGGTGATCACGTTGAACTTCTTGTCGATCTCGTCAGCTCTTTGGATCATGTCATCGTCGAAAACGAGACCGAGCTTGTGAGCAGCCCTTATAAGATCCTGAATTCCCCTCTCGCCGAGCCGGATTAGCTGAAGGAACTGTTCGCCTCCGGCGCCACCAAATATCTCATCCAACACGCGGATCTGTGCAGCCTTGTCGAGGTCTCCAAGTTTGCCGATGATTTCGGTGAAAAGAGCAGACGGGTCTTTGAGCTTTTCCTTAAGCATCTGGGCATTTAAGCCCAAGCGCAAAAACGATTCTGCCGCAGCACCGCCCCCGGTTACAATGAACTCATCAGCCCGAAGCGACAGTTCTTTCAAGCCATCCGTGAGAGCATCAACGCCAATCTTGTTCTGCTCTGCGACGAACTTCAGTTCCTGAAATGACTTTACATCAACGCCAGCGCGACGGGCAGCGGCCCCTATTTCGGCGATGGCGCCTGCTGCCTCCCGTACCGCCCCTATAGCAGCCGTAACACCGGTCGCCGCAACTAACCCACCGATGCCGCCAATGCGCGACTTAATTGCCAGGAACGATGATGTGATGTCCCCTGCAGTCGTCTTTGTGATGGCGCGGATACGGCCCATTGCCGTCTCAAACCCTTTCGGGTTGCCGCTTATTGTGACCGGAATGTCGGGACGGCTCATAATGGGGCCTTTTCTTGTGGCGCACTGAGCGACACGGCTTTCGGATTGTTTCGAAGCGATGGCTTAGTACCGTGCGCAACTGCGAGACGGCGGATTTCTTCACGGGAAATAAACGGCGCGGCTTTGTAGTCTCCGGCAAGCCCCTCCATGGCCATCTCGAACTCTGCACCGGTCGCATTCCAAAACGTCTCCGGCGTCCAGGCCAGCCGCTCGGGAGACACAGCAATACGGAACAGCATTTTGAGATGGGTGGAGATCAGGAGAGGCTTTCGTGGTTTCCCAAGACGGCCGTTTCTGCGATTTCCAATCCGGTGCGCTGGTCCCTGACCCGGTTTCCAGCATCCACATGGACCTTCAGAGCAAGCTCTACTGCGTTGCGCCAGTTCTCCTGATCGGCAACGGAGATATTATCCTCGCTCAAGATCTTGGCGGACAACGCCGAGACCTGATCGTCATCCTCTGCAATGGCAAGGCACCGGACGGCGCAAAGAACCGCCCTGGGTTCAAAGCCGACAAGCCGAACAAACAGCTCATCAAGCGTCTGCGTTCCGAGCGACTGGGAAAGCCGAGCGAGACCCGAGAAGGTAACGGCAATCCGAAACTGAACCGATCCGATCTGCACGTCAGCTTCGCCGCGCAGAGGGTTTGCAGGAAGGACGCTCATCACGCCGCCGCCACGAAGACGATGTCGCCGGTCATGGCACATCGGATATCGGCCTGCATCTCGTTGGTCTTATCGCCGGAGAACGTCATGCTGATCAACATGTCCCCTTCGAACGTTCCGACACCAGGCACGGTCACCTGGTAATCGTGAATGACCTGATTGATCGCATCGGTCGAAACGAGTTTCATGGTGGCATTCGAAACGAAGGCCCCCTGCCCGGTAAATCGGATGGATTGTGTGCCATACATCAGAGCCAGCGTAAGCTTGCTGCCCGGATCCATGCAGTTCGGCTTGGTGATATCGATCACCTCGTTGTTGATTTCGAGGGATCGCTGCTCGGTGATGCAGACAAGATCAAAACCGGCGCCAGCGCCTTTGCGGGCAAGCGTAAGGGTACGGCCGAGTGCCATGAGAATGTCCTTTCGGGGTTGAAACTGAAATCTGTTTGTGGTCGCAACCGGCGCGCGGCGCGTATTCCTGCTACTGGGCCGACATCTCAGGGTTGGCCGCAACTGTCTTATAGGCCACCGAGTAATCCAGCTTTCCCGCCAGCAGCGAGATGCCGGTTTCCCGGTTGACGAAATATTCTGTCGACCGGAGCAAGGTCTCGATTGTCAGGCCGGGAAGCTCGATGATCCCCACCATCCCCACCTCGATCAAAACGCAGATCCGGTCGAATTCTTCTTCTGGGACGTAATCCTTGAGATGGACGATGATCGAGAGTGGAAGGGTCCGGTCGTAACCATCGGCGCCATCGGAAGTGGCCATCGGCCGGATCGTGGCGGGTTCCGGGCGATCCGCCCATGTCAACGTCAAAGCTGGCAACAGATGTTCCGGGATCGCCCCGGGCCGTCCGCGCTCAACCTTACCGGCATCTGAGAACTCAGGTATAGCCGTCATTACGGTTTTCACCGCCGCGAATATCTGGCTGCGTAGATGCGTCACGATCAGCCCCTGCGCCCCAGATCTCGCATCAGTTGCTCTGCAGTTCTCAAACCGTATCCGGCCGAAAGCAACTCGGAGAGACCTGCAGACGACACCAGCAGTGCCGCCGCATCAGACCGCGCCGCCGATTTCAGTCGTGACGGAAGCTGCTCCCAAGGGCGCTCCATCGCCGAGACCATTTGACGGGCTTCGACCTTGCCTGCCGCACCGGGGCCTGAAAGCAACACGTCGCAAAGGCGCTGCAACGGATCGCTAGACACAACCGGCGCGGGGTCGGCGGACTGTTCTTCGATTGGGACTGGGGAATTTCTCATCAAATATCTCCCATGACGAAGATCCGCATCATGGCGTGCCCGTCGTCGTCGTGATTGCGGATACCGTAGGTGTTGCCCTCGAACATCATTGTGTCCCGAAGGCTCGTCAGTCCCGCGACATCGGCCGCTGCAACAGAAAGCGAATAGGTTTTCGCCTCAACGTCCTGCCCCTGCTCTTCGCCGATATCGAGCGAAACGCCATTGCGGAGGATGATGCGCACCGGAGGACGTTGGACGCCATCGATCGTGAATATCGCCTCAGCATTGCCAAAGGCCCGGCTGAACGCCGAGCCCATCTTCTGGAACCGGTTCGGGCGCATTACTTCGGCGCCGTCAGCTTTTCGACCTGCGCCTCAAGCTTGGTCACATGTCCGGCCAGCGTCGAATTGTCGGTGGTGAGCTGAGTAGCCTCCCCCTCCAGTCGGGCATTTTCCGCCGTCAGACGGTCCTTGTCCGCCGTCAGGCCATCCCGCTCTTTCGTAACCGCGTCGAGCCGCGCGCGGAGATCGTCCGTGTCGGCTGTCGAGGGGGCGCCGCTGGGGGCGGCATCTGGGCCACCGGTCCAGTCGCCGAAATTGGCACGGATATTGTCGGCATCTTCCCGGCTGATACCATCCTTCGTACCGATCGGGACCGGAACACCCGGCTGATAGGTCTTCTTGTCGGCGTGCACCACGACATTGAAACGTTCTGTCTTGCTCATGATCGTTGTCCTCAAATTTTAAAAGGGAAAGCGGCCCGCCTTTCGACGGGCCTGCTCAATCAGCGAACGAGCGCAAACAGGCTGGCGTTCGGGTTCGGGGCGATCGGCAGCGGCGCGGCCTGCGTCTGGACGATTGTGCGGGACGGATTGCGTTCGTGCCACATGTCCGGAAAGCGCTCCATCGAGCGCAGCGCCTGATTGTCAAGGATTGCACCGTAGGCGAAATGCCCCATGAAGCCGAAGGGATCGAAGATGCCGACACCATAAGCCGGCCAGAAGTTACTCTTCGTACCCGCGACCGTGTAGGGCTGTGAATATTGGACGAATGTCACCTCGCCGATACTGCCAAGCACGGCGTAGTATTTGTCTTCCGCCCCGGTTGAAACCGGGCCGAGCTGCATGACACCGCCGTCCTGGCGCCGGTTATCCAGAGCCTTCAGGAACCGCTCCGAACGCTTCAGGAGACCAGCGGCCGAACCACCAAGCAACACTTCACGGCCGGTAAAGCCATCGGTGTCAGTCAGCAGCTGCAGCCAATTTTCGACGCTGTCGAACGGATCTACACCGGCCTCACCCCAACGGGCAGCGCCGGCCAAAGCGATCGTCAGAGCAGCATCACGGCCGTAGTTGATCGTCTGGGTCGGATAGTCCTCGCCAGCAACGATGACCTGCCCGGTGCGCAGGACCTGCGAGCACATGAATTCCTCGCGGCGCGTAATCCGCATGTCCTGATCATCGATCATCGTGGCTAGATTGTAGGCATAACGCTGGGCCGGCGTGCTTTCGCCGCCGATACGTTCGCCCGGCAGACGGATCATGTTGCCACGCGGCCGCAACGTGTTCTGCGGCTTGACATAGGCGGGCGTAAAGCTGGTCACCTTGAAGCCCCGGTTCGCGCTGTCCTTACCCGGAACGTCCGGATGCACGAATGGCGCCAGCTCACGGTCCGGCAGAATGCGATCGAAGACGATCTCTTCCTGGTCGGAAAGCACCGTCGTCGAGAAATAGCGATCGCGCAGGAATGCTTCCGGGCGGTCGCGGGGTGGCAGAACGGTCAGAAGTTCCGCCGTATTGAGAAGAATATCAGCCATGAGAATGGTCCTTATCGGTTGATGGCGGTTACTTCAGAACGCGCACGTAGAGCGGCGCGCCTTCCTTGCGGAACGCCGCTTCCACGCTGGCGGCGGTATGCCCCGCACCAAGAGTGAGCTTGGTGGAGTCGAATGCGCCGGATGCGTAGGCGGCGGTCACAAGGTCGCCGCCGCTGGCGTCGGCATCAATCGCCAACACCAGCCCCGGTGCCTGGCTGCCGTCGTTCGAAGCCGAGAGCGACAGGGTGTACTTATCGGATGCAGTGATGTTGCCGATGACGGCGCCGCGCTTCAGGTTCTGGCCGCTGATGAGCGTGATGTTGCGGGTGATGACCGGCACGTCGGAGACGAGAAGGTCATTGGGTGCGAAGGTTGCGTCGGCCATGATCAGGCTCCCTTTCCGTTGCGGCCATGCATGGCCTTGATGGTGGCGCCCACGCCAGCGAGCACCGACTGCTTCTCCGTCTTCGGGGTTACCGGAGTGCCGGAACCGAGCTTCGGGCTGCGCCCCTGCATGCGATCGGCAAGCCGTGTGCCGCCTGCCGCTGCGGATGTCAGCAGCGCGCCGGCATCCTTGACGGAGTAGGCGCGGTTGCCGAAGGCCAATTCGGCGGCGAGCGCCGGGCTGGCGTCCGCCATCGGATGCATTAGGATGCCTTTGATGCGGCCCTGTTCGGCCTTGCGGACGGAGGAGGCGGTGGTGCCGCCGTCTTCCTTGTCTTCGCCTTCCGCATCCGGGTCGTTCGGATCGTCCTCGGCGTCCGGCTCCTTATCGTCACTTTCCGCATCAGGATCCTTTTCCTCGCCTTCGGCGTCAGGATCCTTTTCTTTGTCGTCATCGACGATCTCGTCTTCGGCGACTTCCGGATCGTCATCCATCCGGCTGGTTTTCATCTTGCCGCGCACGGCAGCGAGCACGCTCGCGGCGAGCGTGTTCTTACGTGTCAAGGTCGACATCGCGTGTCTCCAGTTGAGTTGTGTTGATTAGGCGGCCATCCGGCCCAGTTCAGCTTCGAAGGCTTCCAAAACCTGCGAAGGCCGTGCCACTGCATCGGCGAGGCCAGCCTCGACCGCTTTTTGTCCACGGTAGACACCCGCCTCTGTCGCCAGCGCGGATTTCAGATCGAGGCGACCGGCACGGAACCGCGCCACCGTCGATGCAAATTCGATCCGGAGTTCTTCCAGCTCGGCAAGCTCGCGTTCGAGAACATCCTGCGGAATGGCCTCGTACGGATTGAGGTCGGCCTTGTGCTCCCCAGCCTTGAGGATCGTGACGTTCAGGCCGTTCTGTTTCAGCCATGCACTCATATCGACGTGCATGGAGATCACGCCGATGGATCCGCAGATGCCAGTGGACGGGATCACAAGTTGTCGGGCAGCTGAGGCGAGCAGGTAGCCGGCCGAGCAAGCGTGATCGGTGAGAACGGCAATGGTCGGCTTGACTTGGGAAAGCTCGAACAAACGCTCGGCGCAATCAAATGCTCCGGTCACCTCGCCGCCGAAACTATCGACCTCCAGGATGACACCCTTGATGCTGTCGTCTTCAGCGCAGTCTGTGACCTGCACCGAGATGGCCTCGTAGCTGGTCATGCCCGAGTTTTTCCCGATCCACTTTCCCTTGTTGACCAGGGATCCTTCGATCTCGATCACAGCGACCCCATCGACCGCACGGCCGGGTCCGCGATAGACCTTGTTGCCCTCCCAGTCCGTAGCGTCGCGCATCTTCTCGCCTATGAGGCCCATCTGCTCGCTGCCAAACACATTGGCAGGGCCATCTGGCATACCGAGAATGCGGGGACCGAATGCACGGGCGATGATGTCGCCTTTAGCGGGGTGCAGCATGAGCGGGGTGTTGAACATGCGGCTGGCGATTTCGGGAAAGTTCGTCATGCCGCTGCCTTTCTGGGGATCGAAGGAATGCCGGCAGCATGCCGGCGGGCGGCCGGTTTGCCGTTCACCTCTTCCTCGATCTTGTCGTCGGTCGACTGGTCGTCCTGCGCCGGCATCTGCTGCATCGGCTTGGCCGGGTTCGGGTCGAGCCCGAGTTCGCGATAGTAATTCTGTTCACGGGCACGCTGCTGCGCGTCCATTTTCCAGTCGCGGCCCTGCTCTGCCGATTCCTGCTGCATCGTCGTCAGGTGCGAATTCAACCGCTCGGTCGCCGCCTGCGCTTCGCGCAGCGGGTCGATCCAGCCACGGCCCGGACCGATCCAGTCGGCATGGCACCATGCCGCAGGATTGCGCGGGAACGGAACGACATTATCCGGCAGGATGTCGTCGAGCAGTCCCTTATCGAAGATTTCCTCAAGCCATGCCCGGTAGATCGGCGCCATGAACTGTGATGCGAAGCCGCCCTTCTTTGCGGTAAACCCGCGCCAGATTTCCAGTAGCGCGGCGCGGGCCGACGAATAGTTGACATTGGACCAGTCCATTGTCAGTTGCTCGTAGGTAAGACCGATGGCGCTGGCGACCTTGCGCAGAGCCGCATTCACGAACGCCTCGAAATTGGCGTTCGGATGCTCGGGCTTGGTTAGCGTGGCCTTTTCGCCCGGCTGCAGCATGTTGATCTTCACACCGGGCATGTCGATTGGCGCGGCGCTGTAGTAGGCCTTCTGTGCGACGCTCATGTCCCCGTACAGCTTGGATACCCCCTCGCTGGAAACGTCGGTCCCCATCGCATCGAGGAATTCTTCGGGGTCAAACGGCGTTTCGATGAATGCGGCCATCACAGCGTTCAACATCGCAGCCTGGCTTTCGAAGTCCTCGTAGTCGGTCGACTGCTTGATCGATCGCATGACTGGCGCCCAGTCGGACACGCCGCGTGTCATGCCGGCACGTTTCTGCTCAAAGGCGTGGACGACGACAGGGCGACCCCACTCGGTCGAACGCTCGACATAGTCCCACTGCCACAGGTTCTGGTTCCCCACATAGACTTCACCCGGATGGGATTTCCGGAAGTGATAGCCCTGCGGTGCGCCATGACCATCTATTGCGACACCGTCGCGTAGGAACTCCTCGTCCATGCGACCGGACGGGTTTGAACACCGCGCCGGATCGATGACATGAACGCCGGTCTGGAACGTTGGCGAGTTCTCATGCCAGATGATCACGGCGAAGGCTTCGCCCTCCGGACCGAAGCGCTGGCGAGCAGCGAGACCGAGAATGCCGGCCATCGTTTTCGTCCGCTCGGCATCGCACCATTTGTCGACGTCCTGCGTGTAGTCGCGCCACAACGCTTCGATACGGTCGGAGATCGCGTCGGCCTGCTCGAATGTGATGTTCAGCGAGGCATAGTTTGGGCGCGCTGCCAGCGTCCATCCGGCGCCGATAATATTGTCGACGAGCCTCGACGTGCCCGCCGCACCCCAACCATCGTTACGGGCAACGTCGTTCAGCCGGTCGACCAGTTCGGTCCGTGACCAGGACAGCGCCGATTGACCAGACCATGTACGCGGGTTCCACTTGGCGAATGATGGATGATCGTGCGACGCGCCCTGATAGGCAGCCGACGACATCATTCGATTCTTTGCCATCTGCTGGCGAGCTGCCGCGCGGACGTTCGGCGCAATCGGTCGGGCATCCGGTCCAAGGATCTGCATGCCGCTCATCCGAACACCACGCCACGGGACCGCGCACGCGCAAACGCCCTCAGCCCGAGTTTGACTTCGAGGCCCCGGATATAAGACCGAAGAGATCCGGAGTTCGTCGCGCTGTAGGTGACGCTCTCGCCATTGTAGGAAAGACTGACCTCCATCTCCCCCATCTCCATCCGGTGCAGCGCCGCACGCGCCTGATCGAGCTGCAATTGAACCGCAGCGCGCTCCAGTTCTGTCAAAGCCATCAGACGATCCTAACGATTGCGTTGGGTGTTCCGCTGCGCACGTGCGAGAGCGGCGGCAATAAGTGCCGATTGCTGGTTCTCCGGAGCCACTGCCGCAGGGGTCTCGCTCCGAATAGTGAGGGCAGCGAGACGATCTTCGAGATCGGATTGCACCGGTTCCTCGATTTTACTAAGCCGATCCTCTACCGCGTCCCACTCATCGTCTGTCCAGTAAGGGACACCGAAACGATAGGCACCAGCGAGGCTCTGATTAAGCATGTCCAGGACTTCGTTTCGCTTGCCCTCCGGCAGCTTCCAGATGTAGCGGACATGACCGGTCCGGGTTTTTTCGGGAACCCGGCTTTCCGACGTGGCCTGCTGAAAGAAGTCATCACCGAATCCGCGCGCAAACCGGATATATCCGGCTTGTAGCGGGTCCACCTTTTTGAAGTCGCGATAGAGGCGAAGCTTGAAAGCCGCCTGGTTGAATGTGAAAAACCGGGAAGCCCATTTCTGCTTTTTCGGCTTGCCCTTTTTGTCATATTCCCGCGTCTGCGCGATGGCGGGCGCTGCGTCGGTATTGCCGCCACGCACCATGATAACCCGAGACTTCGGATGTTTGCGGACCCAAGCCCACACATCGTCCGTATAGGCGTTGCCGTCGATAGCTACCCGGTCGACGATCCGCCTGCGGCCCGCCTCGTCCACGAACCGCCGTTCAAGCAGCTTGTCGAGCGCAGCGCGGACCTCTGGTTCCGAGATGTGCCCGGAATGATCCTTGAAACCGGCAAGGTGGCTGCCCGCGCGCGCATCGATCACACCGTGATCGATGACGGCACGGTAGCGATTGCGCCCATAGCCGACCAGCAGCCACTCAACGCGATCACCCTGGACGTCGATACCGTAAACGAGGACGAGAGCCTCGGCTGGCACAATGCCCCGTGGCAACGCACCGTCGCTTTCGGCACGATCGCGCAGCACTTCCCAATCGATAGCCTTGTTATCGGCTTCGAAGGCTAGGCCGAGCCAGTCGTTCCAGAATGTCTGTTCGGCACCAGACCCCTTGTCCCGGTTCTCAGGTCCACCAGCTTGCACCGTCAGCCATTCGCGCGCGAGGTTCTCCCAACGCTCGAATGGTGAATAGGCCATCCAGATCCGAAAGGACCGGTGACGGCGAGCCCGCTCCGGATATTTGGCGACCCATTTCGCACCGTTTGCTGCATCGACCATCCACGCCCGATGATGCTCGTGGATTTCGCAACCGCAATGAATACAGACGAAATGGGCCTTCTCAGGATGAGCGGGATCGATGTGGTCCCGCATGTTCTCCCAGCGCAGCTCCTGCAGATCGTGGCAGTGAGGGCACGGGACGTGATAGGTCTCCTGTGTCCCTTCCTGATAGTTTGCCGTGATCTTGCAGCCCGGCGACACCATCGGCGTGGAGATCTTGAAGATCTTCCCGGTGAAGAATGCCTTCGTCCGGCTGTCGGCCTGCACCTCCGGGTCACCGGCATCGTTCATCTGCCACTTGGCCAGATCGTCCTGCACTTGCTTGCGCGGCGAGATCATCGATAGACCCGCCGGCGAATTGGCGCCCGCCGCCTGAATGGCACCGCGCCCGTCAATCCGTTCCTTGTAAAGGACGGAGTTGCTGGCATCGCGGCTGTTCTGCGAGAACAGCGCCGCGACCTTCGGCATCTCCCGCACCAGCGGCATCAACTTGGTCTTCGACCATCGCGAGGCGTTTTCCTCGGTCGGATGGACATACAGAAAATCGCCCGGTGCGAGGTCAAGCGAGCCGAGCGTAAAGATGTTGGCGCAAATGGTACCGCCGATCTGGGCAGACTTCGCCAGGCTGACGATGCTGCAAGGATCGTCCGGCCCTAGCGCTCGCAGGATTTCCGAGAAGAACGGGACCAGCTTTTCGTTGTAGGGTCCGGGATGGTCCGTGATGCGTTCCGAGAACACGATGTTTTCGGTTGCCCATTTCAGATAGTCGACCGGCGGTGGCGGTTCGCAAACCTCTGCCAGAACCTCGAACATGAGGCGCTCCGGGCTGACCAGCATTGTCATGTCTGAGCGTCCTCGACCGTGCCAGCCACATTGGCAGCGGCCTCACGGAAACCAGCGGCCTGGGCTGCGCGCGTGTCGCGCATGACACGATGAAGCAGGAGAACGGCGTCACGCTGCGAGACACCGAAGTCCGCCGCCAATGCCTTAGCCATTTCCTGAATGCCCTGGTCCATAACCTTGAAAGCCTCGGTCACGGCTCGGGTTGTCATCTGCCTCGCATCGCTCGCCAGAATGTAGCGGCCAATAGAAAGATCTTCCTCCCGCTGTTCCCGCGCGGTCTTCAACCGCTGTTGCTTCAGGCGTTCTGCAGCCAGCTCATCGCGTGCCGGGTCGGTCACGGTGGCAATAGGCGCCGAAGTTCCCAAAGTTGCAGGTCCCGCGACCGGTACGATGCTCGCCGACCCGTTCGCTCCAAAGCGCTGCGCCGGATCCAGCGTCTTCCTCAATTCCGCCAGCGCCACCGCTGTCTTGATTTTTGCCGCCCGTCCCTGCCCTTCCAAAGCCGCAAGCGAGATCTTGCCTTCGGCGATGTACTGAGAAATCCGGCCAGGACTGACGTTGATGTGAGCGGCGAAATCGCCCTTCGACATCGTTTCTGAAACCATCGTCATTTTACCGGGACTTTAGCTTTCGCACTTGAGTTTAGGCTCTGACTTTAGGCTTCAAAAAACCGCTCACACTGGACACCCTCAGCCGTGCCAAATACCCGCAGGCCGGGTTTTGCCAGGAAGGACCCGCGAAGGGGGGTACCCCTCCGACGTCGGGTTCGGTTTCACCGAGCCGACCGCATCGCCTGCGCGAACGCGACCTCGAAGTTATCGACGAGGTTGGCGCTGGCATAGCGCGCGACGACTGACTTCAGGTGTAGACGAACCTTGTATCCCTTGTTCTGCACGAACAGGATGACGGGCTTGATGGACTGATCAGACGGATTGCGCTGATACACCCCCGGAAACAGCGGCGATCCGGTCTTCGGAACGAAGAACCGCGCGTTGCGATAGTTCTTATTGCGCTTCAACGAAGCATCCGTTCGAACGCGCGTCGCACCTGCGCCCCGATAATCGATCTTCAGGTCTGCCATGACACGATTGAGAAACCCCTGCGTCATGTTGCCATACCGATCCAACGGTGCGGCATTAGCGGGGACGGCGACTTGCCGCTTATTCATCAGCCCGCGCTCGACCAACTGTCGCTCGAAAGCCTTATGGGCGCGCATACCGCCTTGGATCTGAGGCCCAAGAAACGCGGTAGCAGGCAGTCCGCCCTTCGTCCTGTCGCCCGTAACCACAACAGCCGACTGCATCTTCTGCTTGGTGGCGCGATCATAAACCACGCCGCGTTTTGCATAAGGCGTCGGACGGTCAAAGACCTTGTCCATCTCGCGCTGGACGGCAATACGGCCACCCTTGGCAGTCTCGTTGAGCATCAGCACAATTGCGTAGGGCATCTGCTTTCGCTCAACGGATTTCATGTCCTTCTCGAATGCGCGCAGATCAAACTTGATATGGGCATCGATCATGATGGGCCTGTCCGATGGGCGCCATTACAACGCCGGATATCATGGCCGCCTCCATTGCTAGAAACGAAAAACCCGCCGGCGTTTCCGCCTGCGGGTTTGTTTGGGTGGTTCTCACCGTAAGCAAACTGTACGTTGAGCCGTGCCGCACGTCAAGAGTATGAAGGTAAACTAAAACGCACTAAAATCAGCACCTTAACCCATTACGCCGAAAATCTTTTGGGTACCCACGGAAACCGGTCTGGAAAGAACGGCTGCAAATCAATTTCCACTAAGCGATGAGACAACGCCTCATGCAGTGTTTCGAGTGCTGATTGCCAGAGCTGCCATTCCAGTCTGGCAATAACCGCTCCTCTAATTGGATCGACGATCCGAAACTTCTGATAGGCTCCCTTCTTCGGCCGCTTTTTCCTGTCGTCAAAGCCGTCGTCCTCGTAGGTGTAGGTTCTTCCGGTCCCGTCCTTGGCAGACCGCGTGACAAACCACGCCGGTTTATTACTCTTGGATAAGGGAGCGATGCGAGGCGCCTTCACATCCCAGTTCGGCCCACGTCCAATGATTGCCGCATTGCGCACCAGGTTGACAACATGGCGGCCATTAAGCCTGCCTCCCTTGCCCAGCTCCTCGCCGACAATCCGTGCAACTTCCGCCGAGATCAGGCCGTGTTCATCAGTCCATTCCGGGAAAGGCGCCCATCCATCCGCGATCTCAAACCCATCATGATCCTGCAGGCGATTGACACACGCATAGACCCTAAGCGCATCAGGATGTGGGTCACCTTCCGATATGAAGCTCGATACCACACCATATCGGTTTGGCTGTCGATCCACGATCGTACCGAGAGTAATCATCTCGCCGACTGCGTTCCAGCTCGACGGCGCAGCACTTGGGCCGGACATACCCGCATCCACCTTCGGCAGCTCGTCGTTGTAGGTCCACATCAGGATCTGCTCGATAGTCATTTTCCTCATGCCAAGTCCCCTTGCTTCCCTAAATTGATCGTTGCTTCCCTGATTTTTACCTTCCTTCCCTGAAGGAATAAAAGAGAGACATTGTTTTTATTGAGATATTTAGAAAGTAGGGACGGTAGGGACGCTAGGGACGATAAATCTCCGTACCTATAGCGCGACCGTTTCAGGTTTTTCATTTTCATGACCACCATCTCTTCAACTACGCGTGTAACGCATTACGGGATTTTGCGTCCCTAGCGTCCCTAGCGTCCAAACCCATTGATTTTCCAGACCTTTTGTCAGGGAAGCAAGAAGGATAACCCTGTCTCTTTCGTCCCTAGCGTCCCTATTTTCATCGTCAGGGACGAAAAGTGCTCGGCGGCAAGGCCAATCATGGCAAAGGGTCCGGGTGCTCGGCATCAGACAGCCTCCGGAAAATCGCCGTGTGGTGGCGCATGGCGACCCGGCTCGTCGGGCGGCACGTCGGCTTTCCTGCCGGTGAAGCGATCTATGACTCGAATGCCCCGGTAAACGGTCATGCCATTGGATTTGGCCTTCCAGAACTGTTTCATGTCCTTCTGCACGGTTTCCCATGCCTTGCGCGTCTGATCAGGCAGGCGCCGGTTGAAGGTCGCCTGCTTAAAATCGGGAAGGCCCTCGACACGCGCAAAGTTGGCATAACCTATAAACATATCCTCGGGTGTCACGGTATCGTCCTCTCGGCCCGTCACCTCGCAGCCGCCGCGAATGAAGGCACCGATGGGATCGCTTTCCTGCCGGTACTCTTCCGTGGCTGCCAGCACCTTGTCAGGCGGCCTCAGGCCTATGGTGAGATAATCAAGGGCGCCAGCCACCATCCAGGCAAACACACCGTCCATCTCCCTTCGAAGCTTCTTTGGCAACTCCGGGTCGACCTGATCTTTCGGAACCTGTATCTCGAAGAAAATCAGCATCACACGCCGCCAGATCCCGTCCGAATCGTCGGTGATGATCGGCTTGTGGTTCCCTTGCAGAATGATTTTGAACTGCGGGATCAACTCGAAAAAATCCTGATGCAGGCGACGAACCGATATCTTGTCACCACCAGTGAGCGTTTTGATGAGCGCATCCTTCAGACGCACGCCCATCTCGGGCTCGGATGCAGACACCATGCGCGCACCGGGCAGTCTGGCAAGATCGGGGGTCGCCTCTCCGCCTCCCTTGCGGCTGTCGCCTGCGAAACTGTCGATTGAGAGCGAAACCGCATAGTCGCCAAGCACGTCGACGATAAGATCGACCAGCGTCGATTTCCCGTTTCGGCCCGCCCCATAGAAGAACAGCAGGCATTGCTCGACGGTGAGCCCAAGCAGGCAATAGCCGAAATATCGCTGCAGGAACTTCCGCAGGTCCACGTCCGGCATGATCTGCTTGAAGAACCGGTCGAACTCCGGTGCCTGTGCGCCCTGGTCGAAGTTCACGGGCGCGAGCTTGGTGATATGATCGGCAGGATCGTGATGATCGAGCCGAACCTTCCACCGAACACCTTCAGGGCTGGCCACTTGAACAAATCGCAGCGTGCCCGACAAGGTGTTCATGGCGAAGAGATCGAGATTGAGATCGTTGACCATGCGCGCACAGTGCGGTGCGGCTTCGGTCAGCATGTTGTTGAGCTTCGTGGTGCCGGCTGAACTCTTCGCATGAGCGTGACGAGACGACATCCGCCCGGATCGGGCCTTGTCCGCTTCTCGCATTTGACTGATACGATCGCTCAGAGCGTCATATTTCGCCAGATCCTCAGCATTCCACTTCTTGTCGGGGCGACCCATATCCTTCATCGCGACCATCGCCAGGCGTCCGTCCTCGATCGCCGTCTGCTCCGCTGGTTCGGCATCGAGCTTGATAGCCTCGTCGTCAATGAATTCGGCCGTGCGCTGCGCAAGGGGACGGACAACGGATCCGTCCTCGTCTTCCTTCCATCGCATTCCGTCATATCCGTGCCAGCCGACACGCGCGACAAACAGGATCTTGTGGCCATAACGGGTCAAAAGCCGGTTGGCATTGCCAATGTCCGTTTCCGGCAAGTCAGCACACTCCTCAAGCAGCTCCTGCGGCGACAGGGTGATACGCTGATCGCGATCGGGGCGATCCTCAACAATCAAAGGGTCCGGGTGATTTTCGAAATACCGTCTCTGCCCTTCGGCCCGCGCGATCATCTCGGCGACGGCTTCTGGCATCGTCACATGCTTATTCACGCATCATCCCCCGTCATGATCCCGGCAAAGTCCTGGCCGTCTGGCGGCCATATGGTGGTGATCGCGCGCTCCTCGTGAGCAAGCCGCGTTTCGGCCCTGGCCATGGCCGATGCAGTGAAAACAAGCTCGCTGTCACCATCCGCCAGCAACACCAGGCTGGTGACGTGACCAGCAATCTGCATGGCTTCCTCCGGGCCCTGTTCGGCCTTTGGAATCGGCCCCTGGATCAGAACCGTCCGCATGCGTCCGTTCACATCTGCCTTTTTCAGGGTTGGATGCCTGAACGATGAAGCCGGATCCGCCGGACCTGCCAAGTTGCCAAGGTCCCCGGCCGCAAAATAGAACGTGTCGGCTCGAAAGCCTTCCGCCCCCGCGACAGCCAGGACATTCTCGATCCCCTCGCCACCAACCCATCGCAATGATGTCAGCAGCCCAAACAATGGTATGAAGCTGCCGCGCTTCGTGCCGCGCATCTTTTTGGCTGGGAGCGGATTGCCTTTGTCGTCAAAACCCGGTTCTGCCCGGAATTTGGGCCCATTGCGCAGGTCGATCCACGTCTGGTGACACCCGGTTATCCGCATCTCCAGATTGACAAACGGCGCGATCATCGCCGGGCCCGCATAGACGGCGATATCACTGCCGCGATGATCCTTGCCATGCCAATAGGTCTGGTTCGGCCGGAAACGGATATTGGCGAAGACACCATCGGGCATTTCGAACCCTGTCCGCCGGCGAAGATATTCCGACAGGACAGGAAAGGATCCCTCGTCGGCCTTCAGATAAATGCCTCGCGCCCGGTCGACTTCGCGCAATCGGTGCGCATCCTGGGATTTGGTTGCCTCTAACGCATCATCCTCGGCTTTACGATTCCGATCCTCAATGCGAATGATCCGCGCCTGCCGCTCGTCCGGCGACTCCGTCTGACCCTCGTCAGGAACATCCCGTCCAAGCGCGTCGGCGCACGCCAGCAGCAAACCGGTTCGTGTCGTAAGCTGATGCTCGTGCGCCAGCGCCATCAGGCTGATGCCGTCCCTACCCTTACCGCCGCATTGACGGCAATTGAAGGCCTGCTTTCCGGGACTGATCGAAAACCGGTCCGTGCCGCCGCAGGTTGGCGCCGGACATGGGCCTGCATAATTGGCCCGCGTGACCTTAATGCTGAGCAACTCAGCCGCCTCGGTCACTGAGACACTACGAGCTTCCTCGATAAATTCGTCGATAACGGTGTTCATGCTGTCAGCCGCCAGACGCTATAAATCGGGCAGCGTGCAATGTACGACAAACAGCGTCTTCTTTAATATTGAGGACGGCCGCAATGTCCACTGTATCGAAATGGCCGGAGTGCCATAGAATAATTGCGGCTATAGCCTGGCGGTCGTCCAGAGGTGCGCTCATGGTCGATGCCTGTGTTGTTGCTTTTGGAAGGGCGAGATTCATTGTGCCGCCTGCCTGTTCTCAAACAGGCCAGAGCCGGCCTCGACAAGATCCTTTTCGTTGGCGATGCGTAGCCGACCCTGCTGGACATAGATATCGAGCACCATATCCAGTTCTTTTCCCTGACGAGTGGCCGCCCAGTTTGCTCGGTCCTGAGCAATGAAGGGCGTACCGCGGCTCCAGCCGCGCAGCTTGTAGGCCTGGCTAACGGTGCGCAGGCCGTCGCTCAGGCCCGGTTCGATGCCAAATTCCTTGGCCGTCTTGATGCAGGCCATGAGATTTGGTGCGACAACGAGCAGAATGCGGGGCGGCTTGGCGAATTGGCTGTGAATGCCCATGGCGGTCTCCATCAGATCCAGCGCTGCGAAAGGGTCATGTTTTGAAGCTGTGCTTCGGGCCGCACGATCGGCACGGCGGGGGGCGCGGGCCCCAGGCGCGCGCTTCGCTGCGCGATCCAGTCCAGCATCCACGCCTCTTCCAATTCATCGATGAACGCCAAACCGCCCCGGCCGCGCCTGTCGCGCCAAGCTTTTTCAGGGCCCGTCCCGTCGCGGCCGGAATACCACTGGCCCCGGCATTTCGCGCCATCAGGCAGCGCCATGATATCGATGGGGTCGCTGAGCACGATCAGCCATGACGGGCGTTGCGATGGCCGCAGACCGAACAGATCGAGCAAGGCGCAAACCGGATCATCCGTTACGATGTAGAAGGTTGGCTCGTTCATTCGGCCATCTCCTCTACGATTTCTGGATCCTCGAAGAGACGCTGATCTTCCGGTTTGTCGAGCTCTGCGAGGTTGCGCACCGCCTGCTTGAAATAGCTGGGCTTCAACTCGAAACCGATACCCTTGCGGCCCATGTCGGCCGAGCAATAGACCTCGCTGCCGATACCGAGAAACGGGGTGAGAATTGTTTCACCGGGCGCCGACCATAGATCGAGGCACCGCTCGATCACATCGAGCTGCAGCGGCGAAATATGCTGTTCGTCTTTGTGATCGCGGCCGGCGCGATACTGTAGTGTCCGCGTCTGGCGGATATCCATCCAGACCGGTGAGGCATAGCGTTGCCAGACGAGAACCGACCGCCACATTTCCATCGGCCACGGCTTCTGGTTCGGCTTGAGACTGCGGCAGTAGACCTCGTAACCATCCTGGCTGATATCCAGCCCATCGCCGTAAAACACGTCAAACATCCCGGAAACCGGATCGCTGTTTGGACCCGGCTTGCGGAACGACACGATGTAATCGGCAAGTCCCATCCCCGACATCGTCGAGTCCTTGACGATCTGCTTGTGCAGCAGGCGGATCGACTTTGTGCGCTGCTGCGCAACGACGGGGTCCTTCCAGATGCAGACCTCGCTATGAAAGATCCAGCCCGCCGCCTCGTAGGCCCGGATGATTTCGCCGCGAAAGTCGCGCATGCCGGTATGGCCGTTGCGGGCCTTGCTCGTCGGCAGTTGCATGCAATGGACGGAGTGAATGCGCCCCTCGCGAGTTACCCGCAGAAGCTCCGAAATCAGGAAACCATAGTGTTCCCAGAACATCGCACCCTCGTTGTTCGAAATATCTCGATCAAAATTGGAGAACTTGTAGAGCCCTTCGAACGGCGGGGAATGGATCCCGAAATGGACGCTGTCATCCGGCACGGCTCGGATGAGATCGCAGGCATCCCCCTGGTAGAGCGCATAACGGTCGGTGATGACCTGATCGACGGCTTTGGCTTTCATGCGGCACGGTCCTTGATCCAGGAGGGAAGCGTCATTGGAATGGAGGGCGAGTAATCCGGGCGCACGCGCACTGATCCGCGTACCTCGGCACTGGACAGATCGGCCATATGCCGCACCATTTCCGAAGCCATCCGTTCGGCATCCGCTTCCTTCCGGCGCAGATTGGATACGACAGCGCCCTCCAGTTCCGATGCGATGAAATGGCTGTTGACCGGTTTCGTCTGACCGAATCGCCAGAAGCGGCGGTTTGCCTGATAAACCTGCTCAAAACTGTCATTGAGCCCAACGAAGCCGGTATCTGCGCAGTGCTGCCAGTTCATACCGAAACCGGCGATCGAAGCCTTGGTGATTAGGGTCCGGATGCGGCCCTCGGTGAAATCCACCATCTTCCGAACCTTGACATCGTCGGTGTCAGCGCCGGAGAGGTTGACCGATCCGGGGATAGCCTTGGCCAATGCGTCGGCTTCGCTGTTGAGATTGCACCACCAGACGAACGGCCGGTCGTGTGGAGTGAGAGAAGCCGCCAGCGCCACGCGATCCCCGACGCTGTCGCGGCGTGCCGCCTGCCGTTCCTGCAAGGACTTGGCTTCCATCGGAAACAAGGTCCCCGTCTCGAAACTCGGCCGGTAATCGACGGCGACCTTGTGATGATGGTAGTTCAAGGGTGGAAGGTCATATCCCGCATCGGAGTAGCCGAGATCGGACGGCTTGCGCAGCATCACAGCCCATGACGCCATCCACTTCCAGAATTCGCTTTCGGCGTGGCCCTTCAAGCGCCATTTGCGGGTATCGCCGCCATCGTGCACGAAGAAAGTCGCCAGCATATCGGAGTAGGACATGATACCGAGGAATTCGGCATGGTTGCCCAATTCCATGAAATCGTTCGGGGCCGGCGTCGCGGTGGCAGCCAGCCGAAAAGGCAGATGCGCGCATTCTCGGATAAGCCGCGTCCGGTAGTGTCCATCGACATTTTTGAGGATCGAGCTTTCGTCGAGTGCAACGCCGCCAAAGCCAGACAGGTCGAAATGATCGAGCTTCTGATAGTTTGTCACATCGATCGCATTGCCGGAATTGGCCTGCACCACCTGGGCGCCAATCCCGAACTTGCCCGCCTCGGTCTCATGCTGGTGCGAGACCGCAAGTGGCGCGAGAAGCAAGACCGGTTTGCCGGTGAATCGCGAAACCTCATAGGCCCAGACCAGTTCCATCAGCGTCTTGCCGAGCCCCGTACCGGCAAAGATCGCCGCCCGGCCCCGCCGCAATGCCCAACGGGTGATGTCCGCCTGATGGGGAAAGAGGTAGTCCGGAAGTGAAATGGATCCTTCGACACCGGTTGCCGGATCGCTGACCCGTTTTCGATCGAGGAATTGCTCGTAGGCTTCATGTCTCATGCCGCAAACTCCTGCTTTGGCAGGATCGTCCAAAGCGAGCGATCACAACGGCGAAACGGTCGCTCGACCGAGATCATCCCTTTCCGCTCCAGAGAACGTGCCGCCTTGAAAACGATTGATGGTTCTAGACCGAGAGCGTCGGCGATTTCCTGATAGGTGCAGGCAAGGACGTTGACCTCCGCCCGATTCATTTCGGCCGCCAGCCAGTCGAAAATGGTACACTGGCGAGCCGTCATTCCGTCGTCACGGCGCGACAGCCGGTAGGGAGTTGCAATATCCTCGGGGCGGTCGCCGTCGAGGATGTTGTCGGCCATCTTGTCACGCACGACTGTGACCAGCAGCGCCACGACAAAATCGGCCGGATCGCATTTCAGGCGCACAGCCTCCCGCCGGATACCAGCCAGAAGCCTGCGATCACCAATGCTGAGATAGAGTGTGCCCTGCCGCATCACTCAACCCTCGCCAACGCGAACAGATAGCCACGGCCTTTTGCAGTCGGCATGATCTCGCCTTTCGGAAGATCGCTTTCGAGTGCGTATCCGTTTGCGATCACCGGATCGATGGCGACCCTGTCGGCAAGGCTAGCGATCTGGACGCTTCCATCACGGATGGCCATACGCAGCAGATGCCGGCCACGACCGCACACTGGCAGGGTAAAGCGCAGTGCTTGCCCGCTCATCGTCTTCGGATCGATGGAATTGAAATAGACGTTGCTGGTCATGAGCGCACCTTCAAGCGGCGCATGACATCCGTCAGTGCCGCGATGGTCTCATCGATTTCCCGGGTAATGTCACGTTCCTCGGCGCTGTCGATCCGATCGTCGCTTTCCAGAGCCGAAGTGATGGCCTTCACAACATCGGCCGCTTCATTGGCGATCCGGAGCGCGTCCTTCACGGAGAGCGGTTTGAAGTCAGCGGAGCGCGTCTCACCACAGGGGACCACCTGGTATCCGAGGATCTCGGCCATGGCCGTCAGGATGATCGGCGTGCCAGCCTCAATATCCGCCTCGACGGCAACATCGATCGGCATAAACTTGTCGCCATTCTCTTCGTTGGTGGATCCGTACTTCGACAGATTGCCAGCCTTGACGCGCGTCACGTGCTGCAAGGCATCGCCACCGCCAGCCATATCGACCGAACGGCGCGTCGCGGCTTTAAGGGTCATCCCCTGTTTGTCGGAAATTGAGCGCACGTAATCCTCCCTGCAAATCAAGGAAATCGTTTCGAGAAATCTTTCAGTGATCGGCGCTTGCCGCGCCCGTAAGGTCAGCCCATCAGATCAAGGGGGACCACATGAAAATCAACGCATTATTTAGCAACCTCCACGTACACGAAGAAATCGGGACGCAGTTCGTGGCGAGGAATACCGGTCACCTTCTCCACGGCAACCACCCTGGACAAAGGGATTTCCTCCCACTGCGAAATAGCGGACGGCCCAATATCGAGCGCCGCAGCGAGCCTGCTAAGTCGGCCGCGTTCGGCTTTGAGATATGCAGTGAGCTTTTCCATAGGCCAACATTTAGTCCCACTAACATTTTTAGTCAAGCTAACTTTTAGTGGGATTGCATTGTGGCGACGATTGATTTCGCGGAATTTCCCCGCATGACCAAAGACACCACCCTTGCGGTTCCCCTCTTCATAAGAGAACGACGTAAAAAGCTGAACATCAGCCAGGAAAAACTCGCGGAGATGGTGGGCGTCTCGACTGCGACCATTAGCAACCTTGAGACCGGCCGGAACGGCTTTACGGACAAAACACTGGCATCGGTTGCCGACGCCTTGAAATGCAGGCCTGTTGACCTGCTCTTGCCGCTTTCAGATCGCGGTAAAGTCTCCGGCGAGAAGGATGTCAAAGACCTTCTTCGTCACATCGACGGGCTTCCAAAAGAAGCGATCAACGCGGTCTGGCGGTTGATTTCGGGGTACGTCGAAGACGCCGAGTGATGTGCACGAAGCCTTCTTCGTGGTCAATCTGGACGCGCCAGTCACCCCCGTGAAGAACGGCCATCGCTATAGAAATCTCAGCCGCTTTGCGTTTGATCACTGTCTCCAAATGATCTTCCGTCGCGCCGCCCGATCCGTAGAGGAGATCTGCAACGATCTCCTCTTTCCGGTTCCGATATTTCGGCCGTATGCGATGGATAATAGCCATAGCGACCTCCGTTAACGCAAGTTACCAGCGCCTTAACTGAGGGAAAAATGAGAACATTGCAAGAACAAAGTTCAACCTAAGAGAGTCACGGCGGATGGAGTTCGTAGCTCGATCTCGCTAGTTTTTAGCTGGACTAACATTTATAGCTTGACTAATTTTTTAGTCAGACTAAATTTTGCGCATAGTCAACAAGGCGTTTGCCTATGAGTTGGAGCGCACCAATGATCCGTTATCGTCCAAAATCCACCGATGATGTCGCAAAGATTATCGCGGCGCCAAGGTGCATCCGCAGCCTTGAAGAGCGCATGGCGGACGACATGCGCGAAATGGCTTTTTCAGGTCAGAACGTGTCCGTTGAGACTTTGATTGAACGCGGATGGACGAAGAATACCGTCCATCGTCTCGCAGTTCCAGCGGCCGCTATCGCTCGTCGCCAGTCGACCCGGCAGGTGGCATGATGATCAAGTCAAGGCGAGAGCCAATTGCCATCGACGACAGAACCGAGTGCTTCCATTCGGCTACCCTCGATCATGACGACAGCCCGGCCCGTGTTGTCGATCACTTCACAATATGCGGCGAGCCCAATCGATATTTTGGCGCTTTTGCTGATCGTCTCCCACGTTTTGGATCTAACCTCGACAGTGGCTTGCCGGTCTCCCCTGGCAATGTTGCGGATCACCCCGACATCCATCCAACTCTGCAGGATCGCCTTCGGATCTATCTTTCCGTCACGGCATGCGAATGCGACTTCCTTGTTGGTCCGACCGTTGACGAGAGATCCTATCACGAACAAGGCCAGCAACAGACCAAAACTGATCAAAAAAAAGCGCCCCATCCATTCCCCCGAAAAGTCGTAGCTGGGTTTTGTGCCACTCAACTTCCAAGTGCGCAAGATGGCGTAGTCTATTTCACCCCGTTTGGCGCACGTATGACCCCTCCCGTCATCGTGCTGCCCCGCCCACAGCGTCCGTATCGCGCCATCGCTGCCGCGTGCCCGATGCTGTGGGCGGCGGCTGTTCTGCTCATGCTGCATTTGCTTTGCGCAACGGGATCGGCCGCCGTCGCTCTCGACCGGCAGATCGCCATGGCGGACCGCGTATGAGCGCGCCGGAACCAACCGCCTTCCTGATTGGCGCGGCGTGTCTCGTCATCGTCGGTCAGGCGCTGGCTTTGCTGTTCTTTCGGCAGTTCCACCGTGTGGCGCTTCACGATGCGGTGGCGGAAGGGCACGCAGCCGCCGACTTCGCCAGCCAGCTCTATGCCGGCCAGTCTGCACGCTTCCTGAACCTTTGGCGCGACCAGGATCGCGCCACGCTGGCAGTCGAGTTTCCCGACTGGCCGCCTTTCCTCAACGCATGCCTTTGGAGCCGCTGATGACCATTGCCCTGCCGCGCCTCTGCGCCGATAGCGTCCTGACCGTGTGGAACGGCGGTTCGGTCATTGACATGGCGCAGCCTGACGCTGCTGTCGTCTGCTTCCACGAAATCGCCAACACGCTTTCCAAGATCTCCCGTTTCAACGGTCGCAATGACGGACCCGCCTTGTCGGTGGCACAGCATTGCACCATGGGCGCGCAGGCGATGATCAATGAACGGCATGGCACCCTGCCCGCCCGCCTCTTCCTGCTCCATGACGCGCACGAATGGATCCTCGGCGATCTCATCACGCCGGCGGCGCAGCTCTATGCCAAGCGGGCCGGTTCGCCGCAGCTGCTCGACGCTATCGCCCAGTGCAAGTCGGGATGGGATGAGGCGATTTATGAGGCGGCCGACCTTCCCGGCCCCTCACGCTGGACCAACCAGCAATGCAAGCTGGTGAAGGACATGGACGGCCGCATGCTGGTCGCCGAAGCTGTCGCGCTGTTCGGCCCCGGAGCGGCTGGAAAGTTTCCCAGATGGAACAGGCCAAAGACCACCGGCGAGATCAAGCCTTGGAAGGCCGACCGCGCCGAACGGGAATTCAAAAAACTCGCATATCGCCTGATCGGCGAGGATCGCATTCTTCAACAGGCATCGGTCTCCGCCGTTGCCAGAGCCCTGAGGTAATCATGTCCGGGTCAATGAACCGCGCCACCCTTATCGGCCATCTTGGCCAGGATCCCGAGATCCGCCGTACCCAGGACGGCCGCCCCATCGCCACCCTGTCTATCGCCACCTCCGAAAGCTGGCGTGACAAAACGACGGGCGACCGCAAGGAGGTGACCGAATGGCACCGCGTCGTCATTTTCAACGAAGCGCTGTGCGGCGTCGTCGAAAAATTCCTGAAAAAGGGATCGCAGGTCTTCATAGAGGGCCAGATCAAGACGCGCAAATGGCAGGACAAGGACGGGCAGGATCGATACTCCACCGAGATCGTCCTGCAAGGCTATAACGCGATCCTGACAATGCTCGGCAAGGGCGATGGCTCCGGCTACAAGCCCGGCGGTAATGGTGCCGGTGACTATGGCTATGACGGTGACCGGGCTGCAGGCTCCACATCCAAGCCCACCACCGGCTCCACCGGCGGCAGTTTCGCGCGTGACATGGATGACGATATCCCGTTCGCACCGGAATGGAGGTGAGCCATGGGTGTTTTCCGCAAGACTGTAACGATTGATTTTGCCAACCCACGGCAGAAGAGTCTCCGTGATTGGCTTAAATCCACCGGGATCGATCCGAAGTCCCTTCCCAGCGCTACGAAGAATTGTATCCCTCGGACGCCGAACGCATGGAGCGGACATACCGTTACATCGCGGAAGGTGACTACGAAGCCGCCATGGACGAGCTGGCTCGTGAATTCGGGCTTGCCCCCCCTCGCACGAACGTGCGATCGCCGATCTTCTCTCCGGCAATAGGATCCCCGCTTATGTTTAAGGCTGAAAAGTCTTCCCTGGTTGCCGCGTTCAGTGCGGTCAGCAACGCCATCACCCGCAATCCCACCGTACCAATCCGCGCTAACGTCCTGTTTGAACGAGCCGACGAGGGTCTGATGCTGACAGGCACCAACATGGACAAGCAGATATCCATGCGTTGCGCCGCATCGCTGTCAGACGATTTCACCGACTTCACCGCCCCGTGCGAGGAAATCTTAAAGGCCGTCAAGGCGATGGCCGATGGTCCGATCCGCTTTGAAAATTCAAACACGGATGGCCGCTTTGATTTCGTTGATATCAAGTCTGGCCGCGCCAAGATCCGGATCCCCGTCCTGCCGGCGCGCGACTACCACAAGCTATCCGATAACGGCTTCACCCACACGATCGGGCTCGGCATCGCCAGCCTGAAAAAATGTCTGGCAGGCACAAAGTTTGCCGTATCAACCGACAAGGGGCGGCCCTACCTGCAGGGCGTGTTGCTGGATCCGTTGGAAGACGGACTGATGTTCGTGGGCACCGATGGATATCGCCTCTCGCAGCGCTTTATGACGGACATCGACGAGCCGGTGATGGGCGCGCCAAAGGTCACTATCCCGACCGACGCCGTCAGCGCCCTCTTCCAGCTCTTGCCGGACGATGGCAATGCCGACATCCGGTTGTCGAGCGAGAAGATGATGGTTCGGTTCGGCGATGTCACGCTCATCACCAAGCTGCTCGACACAGACTATCCTGACTATCGGCGGCTGACCCCTCCCGAAACACTAATAACCGCGTCCGTCAGCCGCAAAGGCATGGTGGACGCGATTACACGCGTCATGTCCGTGAATAGTGACAAAGGCAACACCGTGCGGTTCTCGCTCGCGGCCGGAGAGATGAACCTCCGGATGCGTCCGGGCGAAAAAGGTGAGGCTGAGGACGCAATCCCTGCCACCGCCGATGGCGAGATCATCATCGGTTGGAACGGCGCCTACGTCGCCAGCATGCTCGATGCCATGGACGGCGACCAGATTGAGATCGCCTTCGTCGACGGCCAGTGCCCCGCGATCATTCGCAAGCCAAACGACGGCCAAAACCACATGATCATCATGCCGATGCGCGTTTAGGAGGCTCACAATGAAAGAAAGTGAAAATCAGGACCCGACGACCCTCGCGCCGTTGAGCACCGCGGAACTGGCCGTTCTCGCCGCCGGTCTGCCGCCGCGCATTGAATCAAGCGCGGAAGACATCGCGGCCCGCCTCGCCGCCCGACGTGCCCGTGTATCCGATGACGTCAGGGAGCCAAACCAGTCGACTGACGACACTACACATTACGCTTCAAGCACCCCATCACCCGCAGATCAAGTGGCATGCAACGGCGCCGACGACCCCGAGGAGCGTTGCCCGCGCCATCCATCGGAATGCACATGCTGGAAGGTCGATAACGACCATCCAATGCGTAAGACAGCCTCGCCCGCATCAGAAGTTGAGGGTTGCCATCCAACGCATTCAACCCGCTCCAGCGATGCTAGCAGTTTCGATGAGGTCTGTACCGCGTGCGGGGCAACAGACATCGCAGGAGGAGGTTGGGGCAAACTAGCCGAGCCGTGCTCGGCACACACACCGAAACTTACCGGCCGACCAAACCAGACATGCGGAAATTGCCACTTTCATGCGATGAACAGCGCCACAATCTGCCGTCGCTATCCGTCGCGCGCAGGCGATGATCATTTTTATGTCGCCGCCGACAGTTGGTGCGGTGAGTGGAAGCCTATCGCCACCAGCGGGGCAGCTCATGAGTAGCCGTCGCGACCGCATCCGGGCGAAGATCATGGCACGGGTCGAAATCGACCCTATTACGGGGTGCTACAACTGGACCGGTCCGACTTCTGGTACCGAGGGCCGCGGCGCCGACTATCCCCGCATGTCGCTTGATGGCCAGACCGTCGCCGTTCACAAAGCCATGTGGACCAACGAGCACGGTTTCATTCCAGGGAAGAAAGAGCTGGATCACGTCTGCCGCAACCGCCGCTGCGTTCGTCCGGACAACGACAAGCACGTCCAAATGGTCACCCGCAAGCGCAATGCCATCCGTCGGGAGGAAGCCCGCCGTGCGCGTCTTGGTCACAACGGCGGCCCGCCACTTGAATGTGAGGAGGTCCTCTGATGCCAGCAGTTGCCATAGAACGCCCGCCAACTGCCTGCCCACTACCTGCCGCCCGTGGCCTAAACCGCCTCCAAGCGGCCGCCTACGTCGGTGTGTCGCCAAGTCTATTTGACGAAATGACCAGCGATGGCAGAATGCCTAAGCCTAAAAAGGCAAACGCGCGAACGATCTGGGATCGGCGCGCGCTCGACAGGGCCTTCGACCGTCTACCCGGCGGCGATGGTGAAGAGAGCGACGGGTGGGAATTTGAGGTCTGATGCCGAAGAAGTTCAGCAAAAAATACGTCGTCGAGGACAACACAGACGGCGTCCTCCGATTTTACTTTCGCAAGCGTGGCCAGAGGAAGGTCCGCTTACCCGGCGTTCCGGGGAGCGACGAATTCAACAAAGCCTATTATGACGCGCTGAATGGCGTGCTCACAGCCGAGCGCATTGGCCCAAAGATGTCCACCTCTGGCACGCTTCGATGGCTTTGCGAAAAATATTTCCAGTCGTCGGATTACATTGGACTGGACCCACGCACCCGCCTGGTGCGCAAACAGATCATCGAGCATATCTGGGCGGAGCCAATCAAAGCCGGGTCATCAAAGATATTCGAGGACGTGCCGGTTTCCGCCCTGACCCCCAAGGCCGTCCGCGTGCTACGCGATCGCAAGGCCGGACTGCCCGAGGCAGGTAACGGGCGCATCAAGGCCTTGCGCGCCGTATTCAGTTGGGCAACGTCAAAGGATGTAGAGCTTGCGCTGACCAACCCTGCTCGCGACGTTGATTACTTTAAGGGCACGTCGGATGGCTTCCACACATGGACGGAAGGCGAGCTGGAAAAGTATGAGGCCAGGCATCCAATTGGCACCAAGGCCCGACTTGCTATGGCATTGATGCTCTACACCGGTCAGCGCCGCAGCGACATCATCTTGTTTGGCAGGCAGCATGTCAGCAACGGGCAGATCAAATTCACCCAGCAGAAGAACCGTCGCCTCAAGCCGATCACCCTAGAGCTACCTATCCATCCCGATCTTCAGAAGATCATTAACGCGACGCCCGGCGGCAACCTCACGTTTCTCGTGACCGAGTTCGACAAGCCGTTCACCGCAAACGGCTTCGGGGGTTACTTCCGCCGCCGTTGCAACGAGGCCGGCCTTCCCCATTGCAGCGCCCATGGCCTTAGGAAAGTTGCCGCGACTCGTCTCGCAAACCATGGCGCGACGGAGCATCAGATCATGTCCGTAACGGGTCACACTACGTCAAAGGAAGTTGCGCGGTACACGAAGGCCGCCAATCAAAAGAAACTCGCAATTAGCGCTATCCCGCTGTTGACGAAGCCTAAACCGTAGAATCGCACGGGGTTCACCCACTTTAGCCATCAACATCCCATCCCACCATGATAGCCTTATATCCATCATACTGGGATTGCTTTAAAGACATCGATGTGTCAACGTAACACATCGAAAGGATTTGTTATGCTGCGAAGTCATGAGATCGATGGGGTCCACGCCCTACTGATTAAGACTATTGAGGTAGGTCAGGAGCTCGTTTCAGCCAACGAAGCGCTACAGCGCGCTCAAGAGCAAGTTAAGACGTCGACAGAGAATATCGTTAGGTTGCGGGCTGCCTTTCAGGCCTTCGGCTTCGAGAACAACGACGAACTATGGAATGAGGTAATGCAGAAGCTCGGGCACGAGCGGTATCTGAACGCATTTGAGGCCGCTGGGGCTCCCCGTCCCTTTGAACCACCACCATCCACTGACGACGAGAATATCGACGCGGAGCTTGCGAATGGTATTTCAAGCGAAGAAAAAGTCGCGACGGAAAGATATCGACGCCTTGGTGCGGCCATCGACGGTTTACTTGAAACTGGAGAGAAACCCGAAGACTCCGACGCTAATATTCGTGATTTGGTTTTGAGCTACCTTCACATGCATCGAGAAGGAGCTAAGGCTCGCGATATTCGAGTGCACCTTAAAGACAAGGGTATAACGATGCACGAAAAGACGGTGGGAATGACACTTTACCGGCTTTCGAAAGAAAACCTTGCCAGGCGCGATGGGCGAGCTTGGTACCCAATCCAAGACCCACTTTCCGATGGCCGCCTAGGGCAGCCCTCGGAAAGTGTTTTCGAATGAGAGGAATACTGATGGAACCGCCGTAGAGTCTACGATTCCCGGAGAAAGCCGTTGCCGCGGCCCAATCCGGCAGCCCCGTAGGGGTGCATGGCGGCGAGGCGCGAATGCCTCGCCTCCGCTCACTTTGTGATTACCACATGCAGGGATACTGCGTCAAACCAACCGCGCTTTAAGAAGATCAGTCACGCCGCGAGTTTGATCCCTGCGCGATCAAAAAAATCAGTGACCTTAACGTCGTCAAACCCCATCTTCTGCAGGATTTTCATAATCCGAACCCGATCTATTGTGACCACGTTGGAGACAAAATCGCTATTGATCCACTCTCCATCAGGCTGACGATAACAGGCCGGGACAAATAAGATCGCGTCGGGCTCAACTAGGTAACTGAATGAACCTGAGCGAAAACTCAGTTGCGCTTCCTGTCGCTTTTTCATCCAGTCCTTTTCGTCCTCCATGGCGGCACACTGTCCGATTACAACCTTAAAACCGGAAGCAGAATCATCGAAGTTATAGATACCGACCAAATCTATGGACGCGTCGCCTGATGTTCCGAAGTTTTTCTCCCATCCCGTCTTCAACCCCATGCCCATCAGCTTTGCCAGTTTCGGTAGCGCTGCCGTAAGCCCGCCCGCAAAAGTGGTTCCACGTTCTGGAGAGTTGGGACCGAACATCAGAGTTGTTCCAAACGGAGAGATCATACCCGTGAGGCACCTCGCACAGATCTCCTCGAAACAATCAGCGAGGCGCTGTGGTGCCCCTTTTACTTTGAAGGTTCGCGAGCGGGAGCACGCAAGAAGAAGCAAATAAAGTCGACCGAGTTCGGACGTGGGCGCCTTATACGTTATGAGCTCTCCATCCACTTTGAAGGGGTAGAGGTCGCCTATCGTCTCCTCACGATATTGCATTTGTCGAAAGCACTCTTCGATGTAGCCCGCATCCCTCGCTGAAATCTCGGTGCCGTCCATCCCATCAGGATTGTCATCGTCATCCAAGTCTTCAACATCGGAAGGCAGGAGTTCGGAATCCGCCCTCGGGGATTGTTTCATAAGACTCAAGATGTCGTTTTGAGACATCGACGAATAATCCCCGAAGGCAATAGCAACCTCAACGGTGTCAGCAAGCAAATGAGGACGCGTATGCGCAACTCGACCAATTTGAATCATGTTTACTCCGCCGACCGGACAGAGGTTTCCAACTGCCTAGACTGGCGGAAAATGCTGATAGCTATTTCTTCGCGCGCGTCAGTACGTTCGACATCCGCCACGATAGCGTTTGCTTCTCTGAGGTCTCGTTGAATCTGTGTGCACAAAGCGTCGAAGTCCTCCCCCACCCCAGTTGTCAATAAGTAGGCCTGCTCAATAGTCGCACCCACCCGAAAAGACTTGAGCGCGTCATCACTGAGCATCACACGGGAGATCTTATTAAGATTTCTGGATTCCCCTAGTTTAGTCTTCCCACTTTTATCTTTGACAAATAGCCAAGTAAAAAATTCTTTTACTCGGTCTTTTTCTGGGATCCGTTCGACCTCGTTTTCGCCCTCGATCTCGTCCGGAGACCCATAAATAAAATCCTGGACACCCTCATAGTCGATCGCGGTCGAAACAAGCGAGAATTTGATGGTTTTTTCATCAAGCCCGTCGATTGAAAAAAAGGAATTCTGTTCCGCAATTTCGTAAAGCTTATAGGCTTTCATTGCCTTGGCAATGAAGTCTCTTCGACTCCCGATTACCTTCGCGACGATCTTGCACCGCTCAACGAACGACAGTTTTTTATCCGTAGAAGCGTACAGCTGTTCTATATACCTGGCCTTGGCGAGCGACCCCCAAGGCTTTACCCCCGCGATATGTCGGTTTCCGAGATAGTTCAAAACATCGGATCGAGCGCCAAATACTGCGACAGGTATTGAGGTGGGTTTATGTTTCGCAGTGTTTTGAAGCTCTACTATTCGCGAGGAAATATCCTCGTAGGTCGCTCCTGAAAGAAGCTTCAGCGCCGTCAGTCTGCGATTTCCCTCCACAACAGTGAACATCTTACCGTTTGGCACGGCAATCACCGATTCTGCTGGGAAAAAGTCGTTTTCCGATATAGCCGACATCAACTCTTCGATCGAAGAACTCTTGGCCAAATATTCCAGCATGGACTGCTGATCCCGTTCCACATATTTCGGCAATCGCGGATTCTGTGGATCAAGTTCAAGCGAAGAGACCAATAGCGGTTTGTTCATTTTCAACATTTTCTCACCAGACGTTTGGGAGCGCCGCGGCGACGGCGTTGAACAGCGGGGGCGGCACGGCGTTGCCCACTACTTTGTACTTCTCGCTCAAGCCTGCAGTTTCAGGAAAGGCCATGTCCTTTGGGAACCCTTGGAGACGAGCACATTCTCTAAAGGAGAATCGGCGAGCCGGCCCATCATGTTCAAATTCCCACTTATCGGTATGAACCCTTTTCAGCGGCGGACTGACGGGGTGCAGTCCAACATGCCGCGCGTTCGCGACCACTGTTCGGCTACACTCCTCCCAACTACGATATCTGTCGCGCGAAAGGTAATACCAGTGGAATTTTTCAGTATTGAACTCCCCCGCTGGCCACAAGGGCAAGTCGCCAATAGCATCCCTTATTGTTAGGAAACGCTCCGATTGATCACTCTCTGGCGAAAGTAATGGTTCTGGGAACGAATAACGTGTTCCGAGATCTGATCTTATTCCGACAATGAAAACTCTCTGCCGCTCCTGGGGCACTCCGAAACGCCGAGCATCGAGAACCTCGCACTCGACCTTATAGCCGGCCATACGAAACCGAGTTATTTGATTGTTTAGTAGGTGGCGAAAGTCCGCGCGCCTCATTCCAGAGACATTTTCGACGATGAATGCCTTAGGTTTTATCTGACGTAGTGCCCTGTCGAACTCACGGTACAAGTAATTTATTTTTCGGTCGGGATCCCGCACCCCTCCCTGACTGAAACCCTGACAGGGATAACAACCAACTAGTAGATCAACTGACGGAAAGGACGTAATCTTAGAAACGTCTCCCAATCTGAAGTCGGTCTCGGGGAGGTTTGCTCTGTAAACGTCAGCGGCATACGGCAAAATATCATTCGCCATAAGGATGTCAAAACCGGCTTTGTGTAGCCCGATATCCGAGCCCCCGCACCCACTGAACAAAGAAACTGCAGTTGGCAT